ATAGAAAAGAAAAAAAAGAAAAAACTGAATTCAACATCGCAGTTGGCAAACGTTTGAGAATGTTACGCAAAGCACAAAAACTTACGCAAGAAAAACTAGCAGAAAAAATAAATGTAACATTTCAACAAATTCAAAAATATGAAAAGGGAACGAATGGCCTGACACTCAAAAGAGCAGATCAGATCGCAAAATGTTTATCAATTAACCCTTCTTATTTTCTTGAAAATATTGAAAGTGAAATAATAACTGAAAATGAAACAAAGGATTAACATGACGCTTGATAAAAAACCAAAAATTATATTTGACCCAAGATCAGATAAATCCGTTTACATTACCATCGGAAATTGGACGGTATATTTAGACGACTCAACAAACGAAAAAATAATCGACTCATGGACGGAAGGGGATGAAGAATGAAAAACTATAAAATAACAATTACGTTTAATGCACACGAGCAAAAAGAAGCTTTAGTATCAAGAAAAGGCCAAGTGTTTAAATATCTCAAAACCTTTTTTTGGAATACTAAAAATATGGATTGGAATATAGAAGAAATAGTTGTCAAAAAAAACAAATAGTATAAAAGAACAATATGAATTTTTTAAGAATCAGTCGTTTTATAAATAACTTTATTTATTATATGGATAACGACAATTACGAGAACAAAGAACTTACGGGACAGAATCCATCTTTTAAAACTAAACTCAATGTTTTTTGGCATTGTAAATTTAACCCAACATGGCAGGAACGTTGGATTAAATGGAAAAATTATACACCTGAATGGAGTAAATATGACACTAACACAGTTAGCACAAGACAATATAAAAACAAAAATGAAAAACGAAAAACTCTCGTATTATCAACTGGCAGACAAAGTAAAGATCGACCAAGGTAATTTATACAGAGTTTTAAATAAAAACAAAGATATTCGATTAACCACTTTAGAAAAGTTAATTGAAGCACTTAAAATTAAACCAGCGAGTATTTTTAAGTGATAATTAGAATTGCAAAATACGAACGCTATTGCAATCACAAAGGTGAAAGTGAGAACCGTGATGAATATGAAGTTATTATCGATGGTTTTACTTTTTATAAAGGACTCGAAGTTTGCGAAGCAGATGCCGTGTCTAAAGCGTTTAAAAACAAACAAACAAAGGAACTAAAATAATGAGAACCTTAACAATTGCACTTTGCCTTTTATTAGGCGCGTGCGCAGTAACACCAAAAGAAGATAAAACTACATATAAAATTTCAATTGGAAAAAAATGTAGTAAAGACAACACAACCTATTCATGGTTATGGATGATTGATACGGTTGGAGATGAACCTGTAAAAGCAAAATACTGTCAATAATGATTACTACAGATTTAGCTTTATTCTTAGAAAAGAAACTTAAAGAGAAGCATACAAAAACAAACGGGGTGTACGTTAGAACTTGTTTAATTTTCAAAGAGATAATTGAAAATAAAGAACCTGTTCCCATGACTAAAATAAGAGAAAATATACTTAGAAAGTATGGTTTCAATATCCCAACTGCTTCCATAAGTCGAAACATTTCTGCATTGAACAAATTAAATTTAATTAAAAAATACGCAAGTGAGTTTGATGCAAGAGTTAAATTTGTAAAATTAACAAAAATAGGAGAACAATTAAATGAAAAAAACAGATAAGTTTACTATGGAAGATGTAGATTCGGCTCATATGTTAAAGCCATATTTACCCAAAAAATATTTTCTAAAAAAATTTGCATATTTGAATTATAAAATATCTAAAGGTTGGGACATGGAAAGGATTGTTAAATTAATTGAGTTAATGAATACAGAAGAGACAGAATCATGTCCAAGTTAAAAGACAATCATCCTTTAAAAGATTTAGAGAAGAAACGAGGGGATTGTGAAATTTCAATTCCCTCATACATTCGTCATTATGTTCATCCCGTAGAGGATGGTCATGATATCGTGATTGTTTCAGGTGAGACACATAACGAACGTTTAATGAAAATTAAATGTCGTTGGCCTGAAGGAAAAAACCCGAGAACTAAACCTTTTACTTCAAATAGGATTTATAATACATGAACGATTTTGAGTGGTGGTTTAAGGTAAGTTTATATTTCATCCCACTTGCTTTTTTAATTGCAATGGGTATATTTTCCTTATTAAGAGTTTTCGGTCTTTGAAATGGTTTTTATATCCTTTAACCCATTTCAATGCACTTATGACTTCGTGTTGTAAGTCATCTCGAGCGTGGGGTAGTCAGTTTTGGGAACGTGATTACCCCATGATAACATCAATTTGACATCTAAGTAAGATTACGTTAAATTCATTATATTCCATACGGAATACCTTTTTTGTTTTGTAGTTGGGGGGAAGGTTACTATGTCCTTCCCCTTTAAATATAAGATTATCCTATAAAAAAAGTTATTATCCCAATCTTGACGATTAAGCCCAATTGTGTAGTTGTACATTATAAAGTCTCATAACGAGACTCAACAACAAAGCCCAAAAGGGCAGAAAGGGTTTTTATGAAAACAATAAAAGCCAAAGACGCATTAATTAAAAATGCGCAACACTTCGGGACAGATCGTCCTCTGAGAAATAAACTTATGCAATTGTTTGGAGACAACGTTTCTATCGGAGATCTTTTAGATTTTAATCTAAATGATTTCATGGAAGCGGGTCTTAACAAAAATTTGTGTAAAAGACTTGTACAATACTTAAAATATTTTGGACATGTTCCTAAAGATTATGCTTTTGCTAATAGTAGAACTGGATTAACAAATGTTGATCTTACTGCTAAAAGTAAAAATCACTGTGATCTTCACACCTTAACCCGTGATGATGAAGATAAAATTGAAGAGATGATGAATGACCCTTGGTATCAAGATAATGAGCCTAAGGATGTTGTTTGTACCTGTAACTAAACAATTTAGGGGTAGAGTTTATGCTCTACCCCTTTCAATATTTTCCTGCAATTTATAGTATTTTAATATTTTACTCGTCTTCGTCTTCGTCTTCTGACGAATCTTCTTCAATCTCTTGTGGGTTTTCGTCGTCAAAGTCATCCTCATCTTCCCAAGGTTTTGCAATCTCTAAATATAATTGCCCAGAGTCATCAACTTTAATTTCGATATCTCCGTCTTCGACCATTTCTTTAACAGTGTCTTTGATTAGTTGTTTTAAGTCCATATTTATATCCTTTCAGTGAGGATTATGCACTCATGGGATTTATGGGATCAAGTCAAAACGGAGATTGCGACCATAGAAACCATTACCAAATTACTTGATCGATCAACACATTTCTTCAAATGTTCCATTCTTTTACGGTGATAGGGTCGTGAGCCGTGGTCACTGTTACGTTTATAAGTCTTAAATTGATGGTAATACTTACTCCAGGCTATTTGTTTTTCATTAAACATGACATCACCTCGCTCAATAGCACGATTGAAATCAGCATGCACTTTGACTGGGTCAAAGCCTCCATAAAAACAAACATTATCAAAATCGTCACTTGGTTCGCGCATCCATTGATAAGCTAATGATTTATTGATTGATGTTTTACGATCACTTCCTAACTGACATGCGTCATCAATTGCAGTAATTAAAACCCCTCTCCATAATCGTGTTTCTGGTAATGCTGTTTCATTTTCCGTAAAAACGGTCGTGAAACTAATGCCCATAAGTTTTAATAAGGTAGGAGAGTAAATCACGATAATATAAGGTTACAAAGGGTGGTTCTTTAGTTTCAGTTGCGTGTTTAAACTCGTCATAGACTACATTTATAAAACTTGAAAGCTCTTGTCCAGATAAGTGTGCAACATCTTTTCGTATATCTTCAATGTAATCCATACCTCTATTGTAGATATATTTAGACTTCTTTACTACCCTTTATGACTTTGAATTTTAAAATTTTAGCTCGATGCTTTATTTTCTTTTGTTTTTGTACCTTTTGAATAGTTTTAATATCATCAAATAATCGCCCATCCAAAGCTCCTACATAGCCAAATTTTTCTCCCATCATAAGCTGAAACATGGTTCCAGCGACTAATACATACTCTTCATCGCTTAATTTGTTTGCAATAAGCTGTAATGACTGGTGAAGATCGTTTAATTGAGTTTTACGTTTTGCCATTTATTAATTCTTTTTTATAAGCTTCTACACTGATTCCTTGTTTTTGTGCTTGAAATTCACAATAATCATTAACAAGCTTTGAAATCATTGCGTTAGGGGCTCTAAAACGGTTGTGGCTTAACGCTTTTAGTATTTTGTAGTCATCAATACGTACAGCAACCGATTTCCATTTATTTATGTCCATAATCCTGTAATAGCTATTCTCCCATATAAGTCAATTATCAGCAACCACATTGACAAATTGATACATTTAGAGGTATAATCATCCCATGAAATCATATCGTTTCTTGGCTAGAGCTTGCGGTAGCCTAATTAAGTGTGATCTTCAAGCTCAAAATGATCAAGATGCGCAAGTTGTATTTCATAAAAAAATATTGGCTAGGGACTTTGAGGTCTCAAAAGAAGGCACAACGGATCCAAAGTTACTGCTAATAACTTACGAGGAGCTTAATGCCAATTAATAGTAAGTTGCTATCACAAAAGATAGCTTTAGAGTCAAAATGGAACTCTATATATGCCGATCAAGGTTACTGCCTTGACTTAATCCCTATTGAAAAAGAGATCAAAGAAATCAGAAAGAAAATGATTTTTACTGATCATGATATTGCAAAGAGAGAGATTAAGGGTGTGCAACTAGACGAGAATATTTCTTTAGCTAGTTAACGCCTAGGTTTTTTATACGCTTCTTTTAACTGCTTCAAGCGGTAAGGGATGTTATCCCTCTTAAGTATGCATGGCGCACAATAAAAATCTCTGCCCTCAATAATATGGGCTACAGCTTTACACGTTTTACATTTTGGAACAGATGCATACATTTTTCTGTATATGGCTTCATCTTACCTTCAAACATAAATTGATGATTCTCTACATTCGGATGAAGTTTCCATACCTCTACATTTAATCTTGAAAAAAAGTTTTCTTCAGCTTGGTTATCTGCATAATAAAATAGACTTGCATCACCTAAAGTTTGTAAAGCTTTAAATCTATGATTACCATTTATAAGTTCATTTTTTTTATTGACTACCATTGGACATAGTAAGCCTTCATTTTTTATACTATCTTTAATAGTTTTTTTAAATTCGACATGTGTTCCATGAATAATGTTAATCTGTTCAAACTTTATAGGCTTGAGACGTTCCTTAAATAACTGATATAATGGATAGATTAAAGTACCATATCCATTAATATGTTGTTTAACTAGCTTGTCCAAAATCATCCCCTAAAGCTACATCAACTTTGCTTGGTACTTTAAACTCTAAGCATTTTTCCATACAGTCTTGTATTTCTTTAACTTGTTTATCATTTTCAATATTAAAACAAAGTTCATCATGAATTTGCACAATAGGTAAATATCCAGCCTCATAACAATCTAAAACTGCTTTTTTAGTTTGGTCTGCTGCACTACCTTGAATTAATCTGTTAAGTGCTTTGTAAGTGAAGGCTCTTTTTATATTATCCCTACCATACTTAGCAACTGCGTTGTCAAACGTTTCTGGGATATGGATACCAAAGTCTCTTGGTTCCCATTTATCAAAACGACATTTTCTCCCCATTTTCGTTCTAATCACCCCAGTCTCGTTTGCTTTCTTCATACAACGCTCTGATAAAAGTTTCACAAAAGGAACTTTTCTATTGTATTTGGAAATTACGACGTTAGCCTCATCAAAAGATAAGCCTAAAGAATTTGCTAATTTATTTTTACCCATACCGTACATTAACCCTAAACCAATTGTTTTAGCTTGTATACGATCAATACCAACTAAATCAGCTACCGTTTGATGAAAATCTGCTGAAGCGTTTGCATAAGCTTCTACTAACTCTTGGCTTCCTTCATACCCTTCTCCAATAGAAGAGGCATAGTGTACAACCATTCTTGGTTCTTGTTGTGAGTAATCAAATGAACCCCACTGACAATTTTCTTCTGGTAAAAATAATCCTCTTATTTTAGACCCAAACTGTTTATTCTTAGCTGGGAGTTGTTGAAGATTTGGGTTTGACATACTTAGACGACCAGAAACTGTACCACCATTATCACTGCGTAACTGATTGATTTCTGCATGGATCCTACCTTTATGGTTATACTTAAGAATGGATTCTAAAAATGTTCCTTTAAACTTATTGACTTCTCTTGCTTGAACAATTAATTTTGAAATCTCGTGTGGAGAATTAACTAAATAATTTTGTGTAAATGATGGCTCACCTGTTTTCTTTGTTCTTGGGTATTCTATCCCAAGCTTATCAAAAGCTTCGCCGATCTGTCTGGCTGCCCAGATGTCTATATCTTTTCCTACTAATTTGGTTATTTTGTGTGTTAAGTGTTTTTCTTGTTCCTCAAATTCTAATTTTAATGCTTCCGCTTTTTGTAGGTTAACTCTCACTCCCTTCTGTCTCATCTTAATAAGAATGGGTAATAATCTTTTTTCTAAATCCCAAACTGTTTGAAGTGATTGTGATTGTATCTCTACTTTGAAACGTTGCCATAAAAGGAGCGTGAGCCGTGCATCTTGTTCCGCGTAAAATCCAACATACTCACTAGGTAGTTTCCACATCTCTGCTTTTGCATCAACGCCATGATCTTTAGCCGCTTCTTGTAAATCCGTTTCAGCTTTGAGTTCGCCTAAATAATCTTTTGAAAGTGAATTTAAATTATATGAATATCTATTCTCATCAATAATGGCCGCAGCAATCATGGTATCAACTATTTCACCATTAATCTGAATACCCATAGATTGTAACCAACCGACATCGTATTGTGCATTGTGAAATATTTTTCTTGCAGGTAAAGCACACACATCTTTCATATACTTGATAACTTGTTCTTCAATCATGTTACCACCACCTGCATGACCGTATGGAAAATAACCTTGCCAACCTTCAACGGCGACTGCAAACCCTATGACACGACCACTATTCGTAGCCCATCCAGCACCCTTACCTTCTGTAATTCCATCATCCTTAGTTTCTAAATCGATAGCGATTTCAGAATAACCAGATAAATCTTTAAATTCAAACGGATGACTCCAAATCGATTTCTTGAAGTTCATCGCTAACTGTAGACCCGTCATACCAACTAGTGTCTCTCCCTTCTTTCAAACACCAAAGATAATGTCCTCTCAGCACTTTTTTGCTTAACTTCTTTGCTGCTATCTTCGGGTTGTAACCAAGCTTTGGCCCTGATTTCTTTGTTCTTGTTGTAATACTCATGTTTATATTGTTTTAAATGTTCTTTATTTTGTGCTCTCCATTTTCTAAAATTAAATTGAGCTCTTGATTTATTTTCCATATACCATTTATTAGATTGCTTATTATATTTCGCTTTATTTTCCAAGTAATATTTTTTAAGATATTCTTTTCTAGTCATTATCCCAACCTTTACGCAATCTTTCTATTTCTAATTCACAATAATGAATAATTTTATTCAAGTCTTCGATTTGATTCTTTTTCAAATATCGCACAACATACTTAATTACGTTACCTTGAAAAAAATTAAGGTTGTTATCCATAATAAAGTCAAAAGGTTGATGTTTTAATTTGTAATGATTACCACCTATTTGTTTATCTTTAGCTTTTCCTTTTTCTACAAAGAAAGATTTATTTGTCATTTGGTTCCTCCATTAAATAAGTTAAATATTTTTCGCCAAGTGGATAGTTATATCTATCATCTGATGCTAATAAGTGAAGCTTTCTTTTTGCTCTTGTCGCTCCTGTATAATAAACTCTATTCTCATCATTTTTTTCTGTTTTGTTTTTTCTTCTAAAGTCTGATGCATAATCAGTTTTAGAATGAATGACTACATGATCTGCTTCTCCGCCTTTTACAGAATGTATCGTATCAATAATAATACTAGGTTCTTTATTAAGTTGATCTGTACCGTAACGTTTTAGTAAACGCATGAAATATATCTTTTGTTTAGGTGTAAAGTTTTTTCTTAATATCCACCACCATTTTTTCTTTCCTTCTTCTTCTGTCATATCTAAACCACACCACTCAACTAAATCAGTAAATTTATAGGTTTTATAATCAGGTTCATTATTCCAAAACTTTTCTGAAGCATAGTCACTATCAGTAATTTGTCTAATATATTTATACATATTTTCTGCTTCTAGTTTTGTAATCTCATCACCTTTTGATATCTTGTGCCACGATTGAATTGCTTTCCATTGTTTTTCTGAAAAGGATTTGTTCCCTTTATTATCCATAAAATATAAACCTGCATCTTTTGCTTTACCTCTTAATTCATTTACAACACGATTGACTCTTGCAATAATGTACCAAGAACCTTCATCTTTAAAATTAATTTGATTAAAGTTTAAATAGCGTTTTATTGTCCCTTCCTTGTCAAGCGGGGTGAAATCTTTTTCAATCGAGTCTATAATACCTCTTCTAATTATTTGTGAAAATTCATAGATCGCTTTACCAAATCTTCTTGTTTTTCTTAATACAATCTTCTGACCAGGAAAGTAATCAGTAAAGTATTTTGGATCTGCTCCATTCCAACGATAGATTGCTTGATCATCATCTCCAGCTAAATATACACGATTTGCATTTTTAGCGATCTTAAATATGACCGACCATTGTAAAGGTGTAAAATCTTGAGCTTCATCTAAAATTAAAATATCTAAATTACCGAAACTAACTTCTTTGATAGCTCTTTCAATCATGTCTGTAAAATCAATAAATGAATCTTTTTTATAATGTTCATAAGTAGATATCTTTCTTTTGAATACTTCTAAATTATCTTTCTTATAGCTTTCTTCTTTAAAAACATCTTCAGGATGGCGCATCATATTCCTTGCCTTATCATAAATACCAAGAGACCAATCTTTATATAAAAAATCGTCATCTGCTAACCTTGTATCAGATGTCTTCAAAAATTTTTCCTGTAATGCAAAATCAATTAAACAATTTCTTTGATCAAATATTTCTTCTTGAAAATATTTACGGCAATAGCTGTGTAATGTAGAAAACTTTTTAAAGTCTTCTGAAGATAAATCTGGAAATGCTTCCATCGCTCTTTCCTTTGCTGTATTTACTGCCTTGTTTGTAAAAGAAATGAAAGCAATGTCCTGTGCATTTGTACCTAAGCGTAAATGTTTTTTTAGTATCCGTTCAATTAAAGTAAACGTTTTTCCTGTCCCTGGTGGGCCATATACCTTAATTGTTTTACGCTTTAATTTTTTAAGATACTCAAGTTCTGAATTTACCTGTGTGGTATTCATCATCCATCTCGCTTATCTCTTGTTGTTGTGGCTGTTTTTTCTTCACAGTTTGGTAATCAACAAAGGTTGGCATTTCAACTGACCAAACATTTTTAACCCCTTCATGATATTCTTGTCTTTCTGCGTTTAAAATTCTCATAGCCTCTCTTGTATTATCAAAAACTTTTTTCTTACTTGCTAACCATTTATCTAATGTGATTTGTTTGAAATAACAAATATTGGTTTTTGAATTAAGTACAACAAAACCATCTTTTAGTTTTGAATAGTCATCAACTTCAATGGTATCTTCAAAAAATTCTTTTAAAGTTGTGTAACGTAAATCATGAATATTTTCATCAGCAACTGAAACACGGTCTGCTTTTTTAATCAAAGCATCCATAAGTATTTCAAAAGGTGGTGGTGAATTTTTTTGTCTTGGTAATGTTTTCCAATAGATACCTTGATATAAAAGTTTGATTCTAAATGCTTTTTCATCTTTCATATCTTCAGGTGTAAGTTGAATAAACTCACCTTGATAAGTAAATTCATAAAATGCTTGCTTCACATCTTTAATAAATTTAACTTTCTCAAACTCATCAATAATTGCTGGAGCTTCCTGTTTAATACCTAAGTCTCTGTTTTTACAAAGTTCTTTATTACAAATAGATTGAAGTTCATTATGTTTCGGAGGACATTTATAAAAGTATTGTCCTTTCATTATAGACTTTGCTAAAGTCATAACTTCATTTGTAGGTAGTGGTCTTGTGAAGACTTCTTTATTTCTTTGTATAGCTACTGCTTGAAGTTCTTCTACTGAAATCGTTTCATTCTTTTTTCTTTCTAAAACTAAAACATTGAATAAAAAATTATTTCTATTATCACCTGACCATTTTTCATTGATAAGATTTTGAACACAAGGAGGGTATTGAGACCATTGGTCTTCAATTTCATAGTTCGTATCTAATTTAAATTCTTTAAGGTTTACTTTTTTCTTCTCAGCGTATTCTAAAAATTTCTCTGGAGATAAAGCGATATTATCTTCATCATACCCATATTCTGTTGTTGCACTTGATTTAGTATAAGGCATACCAACAGCCTTATTCATAGGAAATACTTCTTTGGATAAAAAGAAAGTATTATTCCACTCATCTAAAATTTTTCTTACTTCTTTAATTGGTGTCCAATCTTTAAGAAATAAAAATATGTGTAAGCCACCTGATTTAGAACGACATGGTACTAAAGGTAACTTTGCATTTTTAATAATATCTACAATTTTCTTTTGATTAAATTCTTTGTAATCTTTTGGGTCTATATCAATACATCCCCATATACATTCCTCACCTCTTTCAGGTCTGATACCTAAAACCCAATTCCCTTTTAAATGCTCATCCCATTGAGCCGTGGTCACTGGTTCGTGGATCGTGGTATATTTTGCGTCGCGTTTTCCTCTTTCATCAAGGCCACCATTGTAGGTGACCTTGATATACTTTGAATCATCGCCTGCAAATAAATCTGCAAACTTTTGATTCATTAGAACGGTACGGCTTCGTTGCTATTAACTTTTTTACCTTCTTCTTCAGAAGTTCCAAAGTCGATTTTACCAAAGATATCGCTCTTCATTGCAGACTCATAGAAACCTTTTGTAGCTTCAAGTGTGCCCGCTAATTCTGGCTTGTTAAGGTAATCTTCAAATTCAACTACCCAACCATACCAAGAATTTTGAGAGTTACTTTCTTTAGTAGTGGTTAATTTGTAAGCGGTAGCCCAAGACGGTGGTTGGAACATACCATTCTTACCTTTTAATCTACGACTTTGCATCATTGAATTCCAAGTCTTAGATTTCTTTTTTTGTGTAGACTTCATAGTAATTAATGCAGTTTCTACAGGCTCATAATTTTCGTTTAAAATGTAAACGAAGTGATTACCTGTGTCTTCTACATAGTTACCGTTTTCTAGTCTATCTTTACCATCATCACCTCTTGTTGTCTTAGACATGATAGAAGCATCAGTATGGATGTTCACAGGTCTTCCTGGGCCATCTCCTCTGTCTTTCCATTCATTAAAAGTGTTGATGTATAAACATGGCACAACAATACAACCAGTTTTACCTTTGTATAAACTTCCAGTAATCTCATTGTAAATGTCACCTTGTTTTGCTTTTTCTATATACTTACCATCACTTTCATCAAGTACAGGTGAGTTAGCATATAGTATTTTTAGGATTGGTAGCTTTGTATCTCTAGCAGTAATATATTCGCCACCTTGACCTGCTGCTGATTCCAAATCCATAATTGCTGGAACAGAGCTTTCTTTTTTTACTGCCACGTCTTTAGTTTGAGCTTTAGACATTAGACCTCCTTCTTGGTTATTTTAGTCTTGTTTGCTACGTAAACGCCGAATAAATCAGACGGAACGGATTTACCTGATTGAATTTGTTCTCTAACAAATCCTTTAAGTGTCATCGGTTCAACCTTTTCGACTTGCTTTACATTATGCCCTTTTTGTCTCAACTCGTCAACCAAAGATTTTGCTTCGTTGTCTTGAGCACGACCAAAAGTCATAGATACATTATTTTTTATCATGTCACCGAAACCATTGTCTCTTAGCCATGTAAATGCTTCTTCAACTTTTGATGTAGGGATTTTAGCTGCGTAGAAAGGTTTTACCTCTACTGCTGATCCATCGTTAAGTTTTAACATTGATAGACCTGCTTCTTGCATCTTGTTAGGAATATCCTGTTCAGATAAAAAAGTTTCTTCAGCTTTTTTCTTTTTCAGCTTTTCTTCTAACTCTTCAACTTCTTTCTGAACGTTCAATAACCTGTTACAAGATTCGGCGATATCTTTTGATGCGCCTGTGTTCACTTGTATATTAAGTGATTCTTGTTCTAGATCCATAGAACCTCCTTGTTGTGGCCGATGTATAATAAATCATTGACGTTGTAAAGAAAAAAATGTAAATCATTCTTAATGGAATTCTCTTATAAAACAGAACCTTTTGAACATCAAAGAACCGCGCTTAAAAAAGGTGCGGATAGTTTGCTTTATGCTTTCTTTATGGAAATGGGTACAGGAAAAACTAAGGTAACTATTGATAATTGTGCTTATTTATATTGTAAAGATAAGATCAATTCAGTAGTTGTGATTGCACCAAACTCTGTTTACAAAAATTGGGTAAATGAAATATCAACACACTCTGGAGTTGAAAATAATATTAATGTACACAAATTAGACAAAAAATTTACCTTTGAAGCGAATCAGTTAAACTGGTATTTATTTAATGTAGAAGCTATATCACACTCGTCTGGTGTGAAACGTGTTAACGATGTTATCAAACACGTAGGTAAAAAAGCGATGATGGTAATAGACGAATCAACGACTATAAAAAATCGTGGTGCAAAAAGAACTAAAAACATTATCGCACTTGGTAAACAATGTGCATACAAACGTATATTAACAGGTTCACCAATCACTAAATCACCTTTAGATTTATTTTCACAATGTGCGTTTTTAGATAAAAAACTATTAGGTTTTGATTCGTATTTTGCTTTTCAATCAAGGTATGCTGAAATGCAAGAAGTTGACATGGGTAAGACAGTGTTGAGTCTACCTAAATTTTTTAAAAACCTTGATGAACTTGAAGTTAATTTGAAATCATTTTCTTATCGTGTTAAGAAAGATGAGTGCTTAGACCTGCCTGAAAAAATATACCAAAAGCGTTATATTGATTTATCTGTTGAACAACAAAAATCATATAATGACTTGAAAGAACGTGCTAAAACAATTATAGAAGATGAGACCGTATCTTACGCAAATAAACTTACTGAGATCATAAAGTTACATCAAATAACCAATGGTTTTGTAAAATCAAATGAAGGTACCGTCGTTGAATACTCTAACCCAAAGATGAAAGAGTTACTTAACATCTTGGAAGAGACAGATGGAAAGGTTATAATCTGGGCAAATTATGTACACAATATTGAATCTATTATCACAGAGCTCAAAAAAAGATTTGGCAAGCAATCGGTTGTTGCTATCTATGGTGCCATCTCTACTGAAAAACGTCAGCAAGCTGTTTGGGATTTTCAGTCTGATGCTGCTGTCCGTTTCTTTGTTGGCAATCCCTCTACTGGTGGCTATGGCCTCACTTTAACGAAAGCTGAAACTGTTATCTATTATTCGAATAGTTATAATCTAGAAGTTAGACAACAATCTGAAGATAGGGCTCACCGTATAGGACAAACTGAAAATGTACTTTATGTTGACCTTATTGCTAGAAATACCATTGATGAAATGATTATTAACTCCCTTGATAAAAAGGTTAAAATATCTGCAAAAACCTTAGGAGAAGAAGTAAAACAATGGTTGAAATAATTCTCTTTTTTGTTATTTTCAAACTGTAAAAACAGATTATTACATGTGGTAATAATCAAACTAAATAGCTGAACAAATGTTCAGTTGTTGTGTTTTCTTGGAGGCACTAGGGTTCGTCCTTAGTGCCTTTCGTCAATTCTGGGGCTTCTCAGGAAGCTTTTTTAATAGCTTAAATACTGTATTTTCAGAATTTTTAGGATCTGGTGCTATTCCGTATTTAATACCAAACAAATTAAGTTTTTTTACTGTCTTCGTATCGTGTAACTCTTTCGAGCCATTTTTCTTGGTACTCAAGTAACATCTCCTTTGAAATATAAAATTGTTGACTTATAAGTTTGGGTGTACACATTGCTATTAAGCCTTGTTCAATTGGGCCATATTGTTTTTCATGTGCTAATGAATATGCAGCTATTTGATAATAGTAATCTTCAATCCATTCTTCTTTTTTTGGTTTGTTAGATTGTTTGAAATCTATAATTGTAGGTTTGTCTTTATATAAACCCACTAAATCAGTAGCACCTGCCCATCTATCTTCATATGCTAAACTAACTTCACTTCCGTAAATAACCTTTAAATCTTTTAAATCTTGTATTATCTGATGTGCCATCAATCTTGGCGTTGTACCTTCAGGTGAAAGATTAAGATAACCTTTACCTAAAACATATTGCTCTAGTACATAATGCATTTCAGTTCCACGGGTTGCAGCTTGATTAGTTATTCTTTGTGCTTCGGTATACCCAACTCTTTCTCTCCAAGCGTCCAAGGATTGTTTCTTTTTTTCAGACTGAGTCGCAGATAAAATGGTTGTGACTGAAGGAACTTTCTTTTCACCTACATTATAGTGCCGTGAGCCGAGGTCGTTGTCCCGTGTGTATTCTTCGTAAGGATATTTCTTATCCCATCTAAAATCGGTGACAATAAAGCTTTCACCTTGTCTTATAATTCTCATGTAGGAATACTATTTAAATATGATTCGATAGTAAAGCTAAAAAAATAGCGAATAAACCACCTACAATAACTTTTTCCATTCTACAAATTCTTTCTTCAAGATCAGCTATTTTATTGAAGGTTTGCTTTTGCATAATTCTGCAAAGCTTTTCATGGTCTTCTATCTTTTGTATTGCTGAACGTTTTACCATTATGAACGTCTCGCTATTGCTTGGCCTGTAGGATCCATTGGAAATAAACCTTGATACTGTGAACCTCTATCTTGTGCAGTAGGTGCAGCAGATGTTGGTGCTGCAGGAATTGGAGGTAAACTTGTTGGTGCAGGTGCAATTGTTTGTTGTGCAGCGGGTGCTGGTTGTGTAGCTTGAGTAGGAGCAACTTCTTCAAAATTACCTTGAGCTACAGGTATCGTTGAATCTAAACTTTGTGCTCTATTCTTTTTAGGCACAAAAATACCTCCTGTGCTTTCACCTTTTTCAACTTTTTTAACTTCTCCTTTATAGCCGTTTGCAGTTTCTCTATCAATTAAACCTTCTGCGACCATACGATTAACAAGCTTATCCATAATAGGTCTTGCTTTTGCAACACTTGGTGCAGTAATACCTTCTATTAATAACTTATTAAATCCTTTGTTTAATAACATTTTACCCATAATGTAAGGTGATAATAATATACCCACAGATTCTGCTCTCGGCTCACCCATAAATAAAATTTGTCCAGCAGCTCCTGCTTGTAGTAATTGAACTGCAACTCCTCCAGGTAATCCACCTTCTCTTGATAATTTACCTTGTGCAAATGATAATGCATTTAAAGCATCTTCAACTTGTTTGATTTCTCCCGTTGCACTTTTACCTGCTTTAGCAACATTTCCTTGAAACAATTCTTCAAATGTATTTTTATTTTTGGCTAAATAAGTATTCATTTTGTTTGCAGATAAATAAGATCCATACTGAGACTCAGATGTTCTACCTGCTCTTAACATATCAGATAAAAAATGTCCTTTTAAAGAACTTTCAAGATTAGTTGCTTGTTCTTTAGTGAGTAAAGGTTTTCCATCAGGACCTTTTAACTTTTGTAATTTATTTAAAGTCTCTTTCGTTGTTCTTATTGTGAAAGGTTTATCTCCTCCTCTTACAACTTGAGCAAATATATCATCAGGATTTTTAGTTAATATATTTCCAATCACTTTATCTTTAAATGTTGCTAAACCTTCTCTATAAAATGTATTTGCAGTGGTTGCTGCTTTTTTAACACTTTCAGGAATAGTTTTTTGTTGTAAAGATTTAGTAATTTGATCCGAAATAACTCTTTGAGCATTTTTAAATTTAGCAGCATCTTTTTCTGTTAAACTTCTACCTAAAGCTAATATATCTGATCTTAATGAATTTGCTTCTTGAAAAGTTGCTTTGCCTCCTAATCTTTCAATTTGATCTAAATTATCCTTAATTAAATCTCTTGTGCTTTTTTGCATTCTTGAAAGAGGCACATCTTTTAATAAACGATCTAATTCACCTTTCATAGGATTTAGATTAATAATTTTTGCATCTTTTACACCTTCTCTAACTAAAAGATCATCTACATTTTTATAAAACATATTTGATCCTTCATCAAAAATTTCTCTAGCGTTTGCTAAAGTTTTATTAAATAAAATTCCTAATTCAGTTCTATTACTTGTTTCTGTAAATTTTTTA